ATATCAAGGAAAATTAAAAACGCCTTTTTGAAAAGACGTTGAATGCCTGAAAAACCGACTTAATGTGAGGCTCTGTAATGTGAGGCTCTGTATTGAGCTAAAAATAGAAGGTTAAGGCATTTAGACCTGATAAAAAAGATAATTGATTATAGAAGCTTAAATTAGTCCCTGTTCTTTTGCACACTTGTTACAGACAAAATAAACATGATTTAAGATTTGTATTCTCACATCTTTGTCTGGATTGAACTTTTTAAACACGTTTTTGCATTCCTGACAAGAGAACATCTTAGACCCTCCTAAAAACTCTAATTTCTTCAGACATTGACTGCCGCCCCCCGATTCTTTAATTTGTATAGAACCCCCTCCGGGCTTTTCAACCACTCCTGATATACAGGATTCGCCTTCTGAGCGCAATCAGGACAGATAACCTTCCCATGAAGTTCTAGGCTTCTGGTTGCCGAACCTTCGCCCAATGAGAACCCACATTTTGAGCAGGGGAATGATTCCGAGGACATTTAAACCACCTGCTTGAGCCAGCTTTCGTATTCGTCGAGGCTCTCAAAATCACACGCCCCGTAATACAGCATGATATGATGTATAAGATCGGCTTGCCAAGCTGCACATTTTTCTGATATTTCGCAATGGTCACATGCACACATTTTAAGCGACCTCCAGAAAAGTTATGATATTCGTTTCTGATGATGGTCTACTCTTAATCCAGGGTTTCACATGCTCCGGTTCTACCTCCCCCTTGAGCACCTTGAGAGCGTGTTCTTTTTCTTTTATCTGTTCGTTTAATTTCTCAAGCTTCTTTTCTTTTGATTGAATCGAGAATTCATCTTGAGCGCAGAAGTATCCTTCTTCTTCTAGCATGTCCAATGCGCTTTGTTCTTGCGCTATTTTGGTTTCAAGTTTTGAAGCTTCGGTTTTTAATTCGTCAATTTCTTTTTGTTTTGCTTTTATATCTATATTTCTTATCATGGTATGGGCTCCTGATTTTTTGATTTTGATTGTTTATTCATATTTCCTTTTTGAATACTCCTTTGCATCTCTTTCTAGCTGTGCAACGTCTATCAATTTAGGTTCGGAATCTTGAAATATTATCTGGAAGTTGTGTTCTGGTTGTTTTGCAGGTCTTCCAGTTTTCAGAAGTTTTTCTATTCCATCCATTCTTAAAACCCCTTCACTTTATCCAAGTTTTTAAGGTGCATTTCTCCGATTTTCTCAAGATACGCGGCAAGCTGATCGTCTGTGTATTCTTCGTGTTGACATGCTGTGTTTATTGCACTTGATAGTTCTTTTATCGCTTCGGTTGCCATTAAAATTAAGCTTTGTCTTCGTGTAGGCATTGTTTTAATCCTCCTTTACTTTAAGTTTCCAAAGATCCTTTCTTTTAACCACGCCGGCCGACACTAAAATAAAATCGTGCCAGCTTAAACCGGATTTATCTTTTAATTTTCTTATTTTCTCTTCTTGTTCGCCTTCAAATGTTACGTTTATCGTTATCATGTAATATGTACGTATAGAAGTTAAACTATTTAAAACTTACTAAGTGTATTGCTAAGTTAAATACTAAGTGGATTACTAAGTAACTATATATACTACTTCTGCGTATTACGAGTATAGAAAAGTGGGCGAAATTGCCCTGAGAAAATGAGGATGAGAACGGTGCAGAAAATAGGAGAAAAGAACACTGAACAATTTGGAACTTTTGAATTCTTCCTTACAGAAGAAGATCAAGTAAAACTTATTTGTACTCACGGCGACAAGACTGCAGAAACCGCTTTACCCGGCAAGATATAGGGGTACAATGTAATGAAAATTGAAAGCCTTGATGTGAAGCAAAATGGAAAAACGATGATGTTTATAGGGATTCCAGGCTGTGTGTATAACGCATTTCAGTGTGCTAAATCTAATTTCTCGTTCAGGAACATCTGCTTACATTATGCCGGGCAGAGCGCGGAAACTGGTATAAAATGGTATTCGCTGAGCGCAGAAGTGCCAAGGGAAATGTGGAGAAAAATAGCGAAATATTTCTCGAAGTTTGACCGCGACGAAGAAGATGCTTTGTATGGAGAACTCATGGGATGGCTTACTGCCCAGCCTGCGGCCGTTGAAAAAATCCTGAACGTCCAGGAAGAATTTACTCTCGCATACCGGACAGAACAGGCAAAGGAGAGAGGTGAAGAAGAGGAAAAGAAAGCTCGTGAACTTCAGGAGAAACTCAATGATATCGAAAGGGCTTTTGAATATGCGGAACATCCAGATCCAAAAAAGGAAGCTCCAGAAGAAGCCTCTAAGTTCCAACCCGGATATGAAAAAATGAGAGTTGAAGGTGTTTAATGGGATGACACGAAGATCAAAATGGGCAGGGAGTCTCCCAATCGCAGGAGATAAAAGAGATGGTGAATATTACGAGTGCCCATTCTGCGGAGAAAAGAGTTTCTATTCGGGTGTATGTGAAGTGTGGGAAAAAGACGGTTACGATGGCCAGTGGGTTGACGGCCCACTTCCGCTTGAGTATAGAAACCATGAAGCCATGAAGAATGCAGCGAAAGATGAACTGCTCAGAAGAATTGATACAGGTGTTCCCGATCTCGGAATATACTCAGCCGAAATAGTTCTACCTGTGGCGTGGGGCGCGGAGTGGGATCCATCACCGTTCCTGAGAAGTAGGCGAAGAAATTGAAGTAGAAGGCACTGATGAAGTTAGAAGATGGGTTACTTGCTATCTTGCAGCTGTGGAACTGTGCAGAGCAGGCTACACAGACGTTAAAGTCCACAATTGGGGAGGTCTGAAAAATGCAGGACCGGAAAAAAGTAAAATTCGCGGATGTCCATCCGACAACTCGCGAGAAGTTTAAAATTTTCGTGAGTAGATTAAAACTCGATGGCCGCACAATAAGCGGGCATCGAATAAAAACACTAGAGGATGGCATGTTATATGCTATGATGCAGGCGGAAAGAGTGCCTGAGTTGGAAAAAGAAAACAGGGAATTGAAAGAGAAGATCAAGGAATGTGAGGAATGAAAAGAAAAAAAAGACGGCAGGGACAGATTAAACCCGACGGTAAACAGGCAATCCCAAAACCAGTTTGCCCTAAAAGGAGAAATAAACGACCTGGATATGAAAAAATGAGAGTTGAAGGCGCAGAGATAAAAAGTAAGGTAAAAAGAAAGGAAGTTAATTTAAGGCTACCTTCGTTTCTTGCATTTTTGTAAGGTCCGGAACCTGGCCAGCTTCGTAAACTTCAAGCACAGAATAAGCCTCGGTTAGGAACGCCTGGTACTTAGTATTGATTTCAATTTCTTCGGCTGAATAAGTTGAATCTCTCTGAGTTCCCCTATATTCAGTAATTATCATCTTTTTTACCGTTTCTGGGTACTCTCGTCCAGTGAGCACATTATTCACCGCATTGTAAATATCCTGAGCATCGTCTTTAATTACGTTTTTGAAACCATCCTCACTGCCTGAGAAAATAACAGGCTCTTCATTAGTGTTCAGAACACCCACCGCCGTTATCCCTCCGATTGTCAAGAGAGAGGCAATTATTATCGAAATTATTTTCATATCTGTTAAAAAAATAGGGAGTTGAATCAAATTTAATCCCTCCTACCGAAGATTTTAAATTTTTCCTGTGCTCGATCTCCAATCCAGACAGTACCATTCGCATTGACTTCAAGAGGCAGCCCCCGATTTTCCCCCCTGACTCTCCGAAGTTCTGACCATCCAGCCCGAGAAAACATTATTATATTATCCACCGTTTTAAAATCCACAGCTTCGCCGTTTTGAATGAAAAGTCGTATTTCTTTTCCTGCGTGCTGTCTGCTCACATTGATTCTTTTGTGATCATCGATAGTGTAATTCAGTTCTTCCCACAGATTCAAATCTAGTGAAAAATATTCACCGTAAGCATTCGAGTCATCGAAGCAAAAAATATCCTTTTTAGCCATGCCTGAACAATTATAGCGTGTTGTTCGCTTATATACTTTTTTCACAGTTTTGTTTTTTTCTGCCAGCCAGCCATTTGGTGAAGATACTGATAGACTAGAAACAAGGCCAGTCGGTGAAAAAATGGCGTTTTTTTCTTTGATTTCATGCATCTATGGGGACCTCCTGATATATATCATTTTGAACAGAGGCAGTACGTGCCCCCGATTGCTCAGAACCACTAGATATATCAACTCGTTTTTTGATTCCGTGTTTCTCGATGAATCTGGCAAAGTTCACACCACGCATTACACAGAAAGGCCTCCCAACTGCCGTTTTTACCTGGGGATAATTGGCCTTCTGGCAAAGACAAATCCAGACATCACAGTACGGCGCCTGCTTCTGTTTCTTTGATTCTATCTTGCCTATTGAATGACTTCCTGGGTGCTCGTACTCAATCCAGATCTTTTCTCCGGAGGGAGATATACAGGTGATATCCGGCATGTCCTCGACCTTCTGACCTCCCCAATTGTGGACCCTAACGTCTGTGTATCCAGCCATGCACAGTTCGCCAGCTGCGAGGTAGCATGTGACCCAATGGTCTTCAGTTTCTCCGTCAATTAGCCCGCTCTCGTTTAGTATTCCATCTGCAAGCCATACCGGGAACTTTCCGGAGCCTCCCATAACACTTGTGGCATCTGTAGGGGTAAACCCTTCGATTTCATAATCGTCCAGTTTTGTAATCCAATTTGAGGCAATCAGGCCTTTATCACGGATCCACGTAACCCTAGAATCAATCTCATAGTTATCTGAGATACAAACGCCCGCTTTTGTTTCCCGGTTTGATTTTCCGAAGAAAATTTCTTCCATTTTACTTGTCAACACAACTTCCCCAGGTATTTTTTGCCCACGCCTGAGAAGCAGGTATTTTCCTTTTCCTGATTCCATCAACCGGGCCTTATCTTTCTCCGTGAAATAGAATTCCTTGCCAAATTCCTCAACGTTTTCCATGGTCATATTGCACATGAGGAGAATAAAATCAGTATTCGCTTTCAATACCGGAAGGATTGAAGCCGCGCCGTCTAAATCTTGATTGTCAAAACAGACTGACATTTTCCCGGACCTTGCTTCCCTGATCAGCTTGACAATATATTTTGCCTGGTTCGGAGTCGATAGGAGTGCCGCGCCCTCGTCAAGTGTGAGAATTGTCCTTCTCTTCTTTCTGTAAGCCTCAGGAGAGGGCGTTTTGAGGCGCATGTTGATGATGTCCATCAAAAGTATAGTAACCGCTTCTTTGACTCCATCTTCAAGCCCCGAAACGTCTATAGTGATGAAGCGCCCTGACGCATCGAATGTATTGTGATTGTCCATCCAGTCCCATGCGTTCCCCTCTTCCATCTCTTCTGTGTTGTCCAGGAGAGCCTGGATTGATGGCCATTTTGATTTTTTGGATTCGTCCCGTAACCACTCTTGACAGGTCTTTCTCCAATCTCCATAAGAAGGCCAGTTTTTCCCATCCTTCCATTTGTGGATATTCAAAGGATTGCCTTTTTTGTCTACCAGTCCCGTTTTAAGGTATGTAGCTTTTGCAGTAGCTATGAATGCCGCTCTCATCGGAGTTGAAAAATTCGAGCCGATTAAAAACTCTATGTTCTTCTTTAGGCTCACTTGAGTTCTCCTGTAAGCATATCGTCTAGCCGCTGTGCTCTCCCCCATTGTTTCCGGGTCAAAATGAACCATCCAGGGATTAGGGTCATACTCGGTCCCGTCTCCGATTTTTAGAAGTTGACCGTTCAATGCTTTGATCGCGTTCAGGTGCGATGTTCCCATGTCTTCTTTTGGTGACAGATGTATGAAATCACAGTTGGTGGCCGCCGCGTTGTAATCAATATAGAGCTCTGCTGTGGTCTTCCCGGTACCACTTCCACCGAATACAGCGAAATGCTTGCTTTTGAAGTCGTCAGAATCAAAATCCGCGAACAGAGGCGTTCTAGCGTCCGAATGGAAGCCAAGTAAAACCCCTTTCCGGCTCATCAATTGAATTGGGTTTCTAGCAGGCCAGAGCATAGCCACCGTGTTTCCCTGCACATCCGTAAAAGTCTCTTCAATGATCTCATTTGTTGGCAGGCCTGCTTTAATTGACCTGAGATGTCCGCCGAATGGTTGCTCAGTTAGTATGTTTTGACCGTTCAGGTTGAAATTTAGCATAGAGGTAAGCGTGTTTACTTCTTTCCGGGTTGCTCCGTCAATTCGCGCAACTAAAGAATGTCTAAATGTCTTATGGTCGCCGTCATATGACTGCCTCGAGTACCTTTCCACGTCTTCAGCTGCATAATCATACCGCCTTGAATACTGCCCTTTTTGCTGAATCTGCGTTTCTTTTGCCTTATCAATTTCGTTGAGTGTCTCGTCTACTGCTTCGGATTCGTTGAGCGAATCCCTTTTAATGATTGTCTGTGTTAACATTATTTGCGCGTCTTCTGAAATCATCATATCAAGAATTGTATCAAGCGCTTTCGGTCTAAGGTTTTTGGGAAGCCCAGGGACCATTGGGTTTATTGGAGAAGGTGCACCAATCCAGGTACATGCAGCTTCTTTTTCTTCGTTGATTATAGCTGATTTGCCATCATTCGCGGACCGGATCGAAGCAGCGCAGGCCTTGAAAGCTGCAACCTTGTTAGTAAGCCTTGATTCCTCGAATTCTTCCATTTCTAAGGATCTGAACTGAAGGAAGGTAATTATCCTTCCGACTGTCCGAGCATAAAAGTTAGTAAGAAAATTCAATTTTAGAACCTCCCTTCGTGGGTATTGTGTGAAATCATCCCACCGAACATAGCAAGAACTTCTTCCTCAGTTTCAAGTCGCCTGCTATCTATTCCCTGCATTTTTAATGCCTTTTTCACGGAATCAGCAATATTATTCAGAGTTAGAAATGCCTCTTCTTTCTTTGTAGTATACGGAATAATGAACCCCATATGGGTTTCATATGTCTTTGAATCTGTTTTCCCGCATAATTCCGCCTGCTCATAGCAGATATCACGGAGTAAGGGAATCTGTTTTTCTTTCTTCAATTCCTTTTTAAACTGCTCTCCTGCATCTCCTGTGCTCTTCCTAGCCTTCAGGACTGTTTTAATAATCGTGTTCGCTGGGACCCCTGTGAGGGTCATTTCAGAGTTTGCAAAGAACACATCTAGGTCTTCAGGCTTGCAGGCGAAAAGCTCCAAGTATATCCCCCAATTATGACCTTTATTCGCAATAGGCCAGAATTCAGTAAACCCGCCTTTGAAAATGTTTTTTATCCTTGAAAAATTCTTTACCTTGTGCCAATCCTTTTTATTATATTTCCAGATCCGTTCTTCTCCCTGGAATCGACTAATCAAAAATATTATACGCCGTTCGAAATTGTATAGAGCAATTCGATTGAGTCCAACGAACACGAAGAACAACCAGAAAGCTATTGTGATTACACCACCGACAACGTCAATGAATAATGAATCTGTAATTATCACCCGGGAAAATATAGCATACAACGCGGTAGCAATTGCGCAGGCAAAGAATATCCTCAGCTGGTTCGTCCTGAGGCCCCAGACCGTTGGATCAAACATTCTTGTGATTGTAGTAGGTGCGTTCGATTCTGTCAAAGTTAGTACCCCCTGACTGTCCGTCTTGCATATCTCCCAGGTCTTGAAGTCCACAGGAGATAAACCACATAAATAAGAGGCCACAGCGTCCCGATTACAACAACGATAATAGTTATTATCATCATTGTACCGTAGAACGGAGGTGCTGCAGCTAGCGCCTGTGCTGTTGACATCTCAGCAACGTGTTGAACTGTTTTAGCATTGATAAAAAGCACCAATGGGCGCATGAATAAAACTGTTTCAAAGAATAGTAAAGTGCCTAATCCAAGGTATCGAATGAAGCCCCAGGGTATTGCAATTGCAATTGCAACGAAGAGAACCTTGGCGTAAATAACGTTGATTAGCTCTATTCTCCCAAGGAAAAAACCACCACTGAGTAGGTAGGACATCCCTTGATAGAAGTAAAGCGGGATGTTCTTCGACGAAAATGATATATATTCCAGCGAGTCCAACATTATTCCACTTGACCAGGCCTGTTCTAAGTCAATTGAGAAATCAAGAAGAAATGGCAACCCGGCAGGCAAGACGATGAGCAAGATTAAAGTTTTGTAATACAGCCCGAAGCCTAAGAAGTGCTGTGCCCCAGAAAAGAACTCTGTAACCTTTCCGGCATCGTCTTGCTTGAATTTCTGCAAGAAAAAATACCCTGCAATCCAGACCAGGATGATCATCCCACAAATGACATACGTCAGATAATCGCCTTCTTGTTCTTTCTTGACCCATTCAAGGCTTTCAGGGTGCTGCTCTGCTGCTGCAATACCATTAATTAACTTCGCAGAAGGAGAAGCGCTTACTTCATCCGGAAGAGACCCAAGTTTTACCCCCCAGTTTTCAGATAAAGCCGCGTCCGCCCACTCCCTTGGGGTTTCTTTTAACGCGTCTTTTACCATCTCCTTTCCTTCGTCCATTGAACCCGAACGGGTTGATTTTGTAATGCTTACCCCTGGTTCAGGTATTATGGTAGCTGTTTCGTTATCGGTATCAATTTTTATAGCTGGATCTATAAGGGGGTCTAGAGTAGGAATCACCGTGATATTTCCTTCTTCAGCTGCACATACCAGGCCAGTAGAAAGGAAAAATAAGATAAGAATGAAAGAAAGGAGTTTAGGTATCATTTTTCCTCCTTTACATCCAACTCATGTAAATTGAAATTCCAGTTACCAGACTTACCCCCATCAGAATAACGCTGCACATCCCCATGAGCCCGGAAGCTGCAGATCTGGGAGTTCCTACTATTATACCACCGAAGGAAGCCCCACCGCATTTAAGAAGCGCTCCAAGTCCCAGGAAGAACACGATACCAATTGACAATAAGAGAAGTTTCATTAATGGTTCGTTAATAGCTTCTGTGCTCTGTACCTCGTTTACCCCTTCCTGAACTGTTATACCATCAAGCTCAACGGCCCCTAAAACAGGGTTAGCTAACATTAATACCAAAAATCCGATACATAGTAATTTTCTTAGCATGTTATTTACCTCATTTTGTGGTAAGTATAAATACTCACTACAAACTATAAATAACTTTCTGGAGTAAAGAGTCTAAAAAAGAAAATTAGTAAAGAATTTTCCTGATATAATACCAGGCACCGAAGCCTAAAATTACAAAAAGCCCGAAGGAAGGAAATAACCAATCAGCGTAGAATTTATCAGGATAATCCTTTTTGACATAATCAAAGTGTGTAACCTGGAAGGACTCGTAAGGGGTATAAGCAGTAACCGTTAATTTTTCAGGATCAAAAGACCCGTCTATAAATAAAAACTGGCCTTGATGATGTAAATCTCCTTTCCAGTAATTGACCTGGGAGAAGTTCGTATATAGTACGCCGTTCTCGTTTCTGTGCTGTTCTCCGAGTAAGTAAATATGGTTTACTTCCTTCCCGTCATACTCGTATTTTACCTTTGTAAGCCCTTCTGAAGGCACGTAAGCGAGGGAATGAATAGGATACTCGTAAAGTATCCCTTTGATTTCAGAAGGCCTGTAGAGCACCTGGGGAGCTTCCACAGTATCAGAGAATATAGCCTCGGATGTTCTGTACTTCTTTTTTGTTGCTCCTGTTGAATTTGTGCTTAATTTATACCATTCCATCTTAACGGTAAGGGTTGCCGTTACGTTTCCATTTTCATTTTTAATATCCACATCCTTTTTGATTTGGGAAACGCCTGTATTATTCCAGGAATAAGAAGGAGCCTTCACAGCTTCATACTTCACAAGAACACTGTTGTTTTTGGGGATGTAAGGGACCCCATCAATGTTGATAAGGTCCTTGAAGCCTATTATCTTTATACCGCCTGCTATCCTTCCTGATTCTGTTTTTTGTACTTTGTAATGAATATCTTCCTCTGTCTGGTTTGTGGTCACGGAGTCGGTGAATTCAACTTCTAAAATATCAAAGATTGAATCAAAGACTTTCTCCGTCATTTCAAATGTTGGCTGGTTGTCGATTGAAATATCCCCAATTGGAACACCCATGGTTTCGAGAATAGCAGCATCCACGAACTCGTTATCATGGATATAGACGTTTTTTCCACCATGTAACCAAATCGCCCGAAGTCCTGGGTCGGAGAATGTATTGAATCTGACTTCAATGTTTCTAGTAGGATACCCTTTTTTTGCGGCATTGTATCCTTTTGAACTCCCGGCATCGCCTATCTGAAGCCCATTTTCACCGTGTTTATAAGCCCCGTAAGACTCACCGCCGTAGCTGAAAAAAAGATTGTACTCAACTAAGCAGGTATCACAATTATCTAGCCTCGCACAGCCCGAGGTTATCCCTGCTATCCTGTTGTTGTGTATGTGACCGCCGCCACGCACTACCGAAAAATATATCCCTTCGTGCTGACAGTTCGAGATGAAATTATCATATATTTCCACATTCTGCGCATAGATGATGTATATACCATCTGAAAACGCATTGTAGAGTTTCATATCATGAATTTTGATATTGTTCGCAAAATCCCCACTATATCCTCCGATATTGATTAATTTCTCACAATCATGTTCTCTACCAGGTTGAGAATTTGCGTATCCAGTCGGTAAGTTCTTAATATTACCGTCAATTTGAAAACCGGCAATTTCAACATTTTTTATAGACTCCTGACAACTTATTACGCCTGTTCTGCCTGTAAACCATTGAGAACTTGTAGAAGACACCTGGACAATTGCATTAGGGTCGCCCATGAGCTTAACGTTTGACCTCATTATTATGGTATTGTCAACAGGGTAAACCCCCTCTGTTAAAAATACCGTTATACCTTCCGCTTGTGAAGCAGCTTGTTTAATTGCTTCGTTTATTTGATTTTGATTAGAATTCGTACCGTCCGGGCTCAATACAATTTGTTCGCCTGCTAATCCGATCTGACTTAAATAAATAAAAAGTAACAAAATAAAAAACAGTTTCCTTAAAAGTGTCTTCTTTTTGATGCGCATACTCTTTATAAAGTGAGTAAGTTATTTATACCTTGTGTTGTAAGTATAAGTAGTTACTACACAAAGAAGGCAATAAGATGAATTCGTTAACCTTGATAATATTGTTTTTAATCTGTCCCCCGTTCGCGATTATTATTTTTTGGGGTAAGATAGTAAAAAAACAGTTAAAGCTTCTTGTGTGGGTTTACGCGATTTCTTATTTTTTGTTAATCGTAAGTTTGTTTTTTGGAGGAATATAAGCAATGAGAACCAACGAACAACCGAAAACCATTCAAAAGAAAATCAAACTGCCTACAACGCTTCGCCTGGTGGAGCTGTTGGTCTGTAGGGGGTATGTGACATGACATATGAAGAACTTGAAGAATATCTGAAGTATAGAGAACAGGAAGAAAGACAGGCTGCTATTATGTGGAGTACTGGGAGTAATCAACATTTGGCAGCGTGTAAAGGAGGCAAAAAACTATGAAATACAGAAAAACCGCATTAATCGAAGCTGAACAGTATAGGGAAGGACTTGAAGACGGGATATACTTATTTTCATGTATTCAGTGAGTTCCGGTTATACATTTTTGAAACATTAGACTCGGTTGAAAATTTGATTGGAGACAAGACTACAATTTCTGAAATGTGGTTAATGTTCGTGATGCATGATCTGTATAAAAAAGAGTGGAATGGTGAAGACTGGGTATGAACTACTGGAACCATGTAAAAGCCTGTCTTTTTGTCGCCGTTGTCTCTTCAATCGGAGGCTACCAGGCAGGCTATTTAAATTTTCAAGGACTGCAAAACTTCTGGATGGGAATAATACCTTATACTCTATTCATTACTTGCGACCTGGACTCTAAGGAAAGCATTGTCAGGCAGTTATGGGGTCCTCTTGGAATTATCTGGAGTCCGTTCTCTCACGCGGGACATCGGGAAATCTTACATAATCCCGCGTGGGGTCCGTTTATTCTTGTGTGTTTCTTATGGGTTCCGATTACTGCTTATTATGGGCATTTAGTAGTACCGATTGAGAGTATTATAGGGGCGGTTTTAATGTTAGAAACGCATATAGTGACGGATGTTATATATTCTGGGTGTCGGGAATTGATGCCGGATTGGTTGGAGAGGAAGATTAAGAAGGTGTTTTAAACTGCCCGATGGAATTTTAGTTCCCATAATATATTTCATGACTACCTTTTAAGATAAAATGTCGTTATTTCAATTATTAACTTTTTTGAGTATATAAGTAAATTTTCTTATAGATTAATATCAATATTTTTATAATTAAAAATAACTACCTTTTTATATTATGTCGTTGTTTATTAAGTATATAATTAATAGGAGAGTATATGGTGTCAAATATATCAGAAACGGATCTTCAATACATCATGGATTCTATGTCATGTTCGTCTTCGCGAGAAAAAGACGTTTTAATTCAGGATCTTAGAGACTGTGCTGATAGTTATCAGATGTTACGGATGGAATTAAGATATGTGTCCATAAATGGAGACCGGATAATTATAAACTGGAACATAAAGTCAAACAGTTATAGATTCATGAGTATAAACGGAATTAAAAACCATTTTGTGTTTGCAAAATACACTAAATTGTTCAATGAAATTATTACTTCTGAAAACGTATTCAAATATCTTAAACATTTAAACGATATGAGTCCAGAAGAATACGCTTGGTGTACAGGAGCTGATGAATAATGGATAACGGCCTAGTAACTGGCGACGGTACAAAAGTCCTAACCGTCCAAGAATATGATAAATTTATTCAGTTTATCCCTGAAAAAAAACAACCGCAGAAAACATATAGACCGGCGTTTGAGCTTAATGTAATAACAGGACTGCGATACATTGAGCTTCAAAGGCTGCATGATAATCCAGGCTGGTATCACAAAGAAAGAAACCAGATTATCTTACCGCCTGACGCACAGAAGAAGGTTAAGCAGAAGCTTGTAAAGAGGACTATAGACAAATTGCCTTCTACATTTCCTTATCTTTTTAAGGCGTTCCTGGAAGCTCCTAGACCGCCTGATAGAACCTCATGGAATAGGAACTTATCAAGATGGTCTGCAAAAGCGGGCATCGAGCCGAAAGTAGGGCCGAAGACTCCGAGGAAAACTATTGAGAGCTGGATGCTGAAATGTGGGATACCTGAGATTGAAATATATGGGAGACAGGGGCATGATCCTGTAACATCTTTAAGGCATTATCAGAGTTTATCGTTTACTGATTACGAAATGAGGGATATTGAGAAGAGATTAACTGAATGGGGAATATTGAGGAAGTGAAAAATAATGGCTGAATTGTTAAAAGGGCCTCAAATTATAACCGATATACTAGATGAGGACGTGTTGTACATCGGCACTAGGGTGTATAAAGAAAAAAACGGGATTAGAAGATGTGAAGAAAAATATAGATACCCTATATCAAAAGATCAGATGGATAACATCGTTGCAAGGGTATTATATTCCAAAATGAAAAAATGCGAAACCGGATACGAACAAGAATATTATACTCCAAATGGGAAATTTAAAATTACAGTCGAATGGATTGAGAAACAATGACTGAAGACGATGCAAAAATAGTTCTGATATTAGATAGTAATTTATGTAAAAGTATTATACACAATACGTTGATGGATTACAAAGAGGATTTAGTCACCAAAGATGAAGCTATAGATCGTATTTTTAATAGTTTTGTTGAATATATAGGGATAAGTAGGGGCAAATCCCCGTATATTAAGTAAAATGTATAAGTATATACATCGTTATACCAATAACGTTTTTAACATACGTTAACCCTTATAAAATTAATTTCTATTTTTTAATCAAACCTAATCTTTTAACCTTTTCATTTCTCCCCTATGTGTTTGTTTTCCCAATAATTACATAGTATATAGGAATATTAAACATGTCTTCGATATACCCACCATTAAACACAAAAAAACATTGAGAAACATATAGTCAAATATCATATCGTTTTTTGTATGGTTACCGATAGTGATTATCTTAATATCATTTTTTACTTGTTTTAATAACTTTGTTAACCATTTCATTGATGATCAAACTTATACAATAATGTATTTTATATATTTGCTTCTATGCTTAGAATTAATCCAATATTCAATAAGTTTTTTGCACTTCGTTTTATCCATCTTCAATATTACTCTACAAAAAATATATGTTAATTAACATATATTTTTATTCAACTCTTTTTTAAAAATCGTAGATCAAATTATCACGGATCATAAGGAAGGAAGCCCTGATGCTTTAGCACAGGGAGGAATTCCGTCAACTTAACACAAGGCACAAAAGTATAAATACTATAGAATCATATACTCTATATCAAAGGTGTATAACATGCTTCTAACCGTAAAGTCCAAACTAATAACTGATAACGAGCAACATGATAAGTTATTGAAGACCATGGAAAAATTTAATGAAGCATGTAATTTTATTTCTATTTTTGCTTTCAATAAAAAGATATTTGGTAAGGTAGGGATTCAGAAAGAACTCTATTATGAAATTAGAGAGAAATATGGACTCTCTGCACAAATGACTGTTAGAGCCGTTGGAAAAGTTGCCGAATCCTATAAGGTTGACCGAAAAACACTCCATGATTTTGATCCTCATGGTGCTATAGTCTATGATCAAAGAATCCTGTCCTATAAATCCGCCGATGAAATTTCTATTCTGACTCTTGAAGGAAGAATAGAAGTTGGTATTCAATACGGAGAATATAGAAAGCTGGAAGCTAATAGGGTAAAAGGACAGGCTGATCTCATCTACAAAAATGGTACTTTCTACTTAATGATTGTTGTAGACCTTCCAGATGCAGAACCTATTATTCCTGATGATGTATTAGGTGTTGACTTAGGTATTGTTAATCTGGCTACAACATCAGATGGTAAAACATACTCAGGTGATAAGTGTACCAAAATCAGGCAAAAATACGCAAAAGTAAAAGCTGTCCTACAATCCGTAGGTACATATTCTGCAAAGAAACATCTGAAAAAGATTAGCGGCAGAGAAAGAAGATTCAAAAAAGACACCAATCATTGTATTTCAAAGGAAATTGTAAACACAGCCAAAGACACAAATCGAGCTATTGCTCTGGAAGATCTTTCAGGCATTAGGGAGAGTGTAACGGTTTCAAAAGCTGTAAGAGAATCAATAGGGAAATGGGCTTTTCTTGAATTAAGGAACTTCATAGAGTATAAAGCAAAACTGTTAGGGGTTCCTGTAGTCTCGGTTGATCCTCGAAATACTTCAAGAGAGTGTTCCGCTTGTGGTTATATCGACAAAAAGAACAGAAAGAATCAGGCATCTTTCGTCTGCCTTGAATGTGGGCATACTGAAAATGCTGATTATAATGCGGCTAAAAATATAGCTTCTAGGGCTGTCGTCAATCAGCCTATTGTGTTCTGCTTAGGAAACTAAGACGTAGAAACGCAAGCCCCACAGCTTTAGCGTGGGGTAGTTGACATACTGATTGATGCATCTGAGTTCTTTGATTTTTGAATCAAAACATGGATTGCAACCGAGTGCTTGTGCTTCGTCCATTATGAATTAATCAAAAAGTTCCGATGTTGAATCAAATGCTGGCATCCGACATCAACTCCGTGTTAGCAAGCTCCTGGGCGGTACACGGGAGCCAATTGGCTAACCCATCGTCTCGTACATATTTGATTGCTCTTATTGCTGCTCTGTTGTTGGTTCTTAATTCGTATGTCCGTTTCATGATTAACGCCTTCTCTTTATGTTATTATTTTAAATATTTTTTATATTTATATTGGATTTTTAGATACCAAACTGGCAACATGATCCAGAATCTTATCTTTCTCTTTATAGTAAGATTTTCGTAATTTAAAATGAGTTTTGTGTTGTATATATATCCTTCATATGCCATTATATAACCTCAAAATGAAAGTAATTACTTAAAGTACCAATTGCGGGAATGGGTACTTATTAGAAATAGTAAAACCTGCTGCGCCTTGGTGTCCTCCACCACCATATTTTTTAGCGATTTCTGAACAGTCCACTGTTTTTGACCTCAAGGAATACTTAACTTTATCCCCACACACCTGCCATATTAAGGCAAGGTCATAACCATTTGAATTGATATATTCTCCGAGTTCGGATATATCGCTTGTAGCATTTACTACCCTAGTTTTATGTCCACAAAATTCAATGTCGCTCCCTGAATAGAAGCGTGTTTTTACTATTGCTTCTTGAGCTTTAATGAGGTATTTTCCCATATTAATAATATCAATCAAGGATGATTCTACCATCCCATATTCAAGCAACCATCCCCAGTTTTTATCTAGGGGGCTATCTATCATGGCATTGATTCCAGCACAGAAAGCCTTTGTGTCAGGATATGCAAAATTCCACATATCCCTATCCCCAATATACTTAACAGGCAGTGGAGGTTGTCTTAGATAATAACAATATTTCCAAGTGAGTTCACAGCCAGCGAACTCAATGGATCTAATTCCATCAATATCGGAGTTCCAAAGCTCAGTGAACGTCTCCATTGCTGTTTTATGATGATCTATCCAGACAAGTTTATCTCCTGCAACTTTTGCAAGTGTTTCCATATCTGAAAATGAAAAATCAACTACGAACACTTTAGCTGCCTGTTCTACATCCTCAAGATTCCAAGAATCTCCGTATTGAACAGAAACAGGTTTTATAGTGTAACAGCTTGAAAATCTTTTTGATACTACAGCAGCCGCACAAATACCATCGAGGTCTCCATGATGGTATATCAGAATAGTTGCGTTTTTAGACATCGGATTTATCATCTCCTTTTAATATTGATTCCGCACACGACATGAAGAAATCATGCCACGTTTTCGAATCGGATTTTTTCTTTGCGCGTTTCAACTTATTAAACTCTTCAATAGTAAATGTTTCATTGATTGTTTTCATATTGTCAACTCAAATTTGTTTTATGATAATACTAGCATCTAATGGTATATAAAGTTACTTACTAAGTAAGTAAGTATTTATAGGTTGAGCGCGTATATTTACTTGCACCAGGGTTAACGGACAAACATTACCCAAGTGTAGAAGGCGTTAACAAATGAGTTTTAAATTTGGTACAATAGTACGATTTGGAAACCAGAAAACAACTGGTCGTGTAATACAGTCGAATGACGAAGAATCCCTAGTTCATTTCAACGATGGCGACAGGTGTGCAGTAGCAACCTGCTATCTATCTGAGGTCACAGTATGACTGAAAAACAGTTCACAGTTGTAATGGCAGGCAGGCGGGTTCAAGCAATCCGCCATGATAAACAGCTTCCTCGATTTAAGAGGGCTGCAAATGCAAGGAGTTGGAGGGGTGCGCTATGATATCCCCTACCTATTATTCCCTTCATCCGGACTCATTTGGAGAATCGAGCCCTGATTTCCCAACATTTTTGGAGGAGCATCCGGAATGTTTCCCTGATGAAGACGATACCGAGCTCCGTTCGTTATATACTGTACGGAATCCATACGAGGATGACTCCGAGTGGTGAATATGAGATACTGTACCTCGGGAACTCCAGAATCTCGGTGGAAAGCGTTTCGAG